CTGAAGTCGGAGAGCTTTAGAAACTCGTCGCGGTCTAGGACCTTAACATCCTTTTTGTTAGCGTTCTTGCACCTCTTGCGAAGCACTTCTAAACGTTCCTCGGCAATGGGTTTGCCAGTGTAATAGTAGTCTAAGATTTCTTCGGTTCCTATGAGTGGTACGGACTTCGTTGTTTCCTTCGAGTTCCGTGGCCTCGGGAGAGTAAGTGTTTTCTCCTTTGTGAGATTAACTGTGTTAACCACAGGTTCCGAGATAGGCTCTAGTCCAGGGAGTGTGATCCCCCTGTTTTCTTCAGGAGCGCTTTCGACAGTGACGGAATGTGAAGCGATTACTCGCTCACTACGTATATCTAATACGGATTCCAGAGTCTGACTAGAATGACGCAACTTCACACCACCCAGCTTGGTAGGCAGGAGAAGGGATATCCTTTTTCTACTCCAAGTCCTGGTAACTCTATAGAGCCACCTTCGTACGAATTTTCTCTGCAATGGGTACATGTACCTCATCCGGTCCACAAGAGCTTGAACACCAGCGAACTGGTCCTTTCCACTCTTACAAACTATCGTATATATTGGAGGGATCACAGGGGACACATCACAACCGCGGAAATAGACGCCACCGCAAAAAACACAGGTGTCATCGCTCACGACAGTTTTAGCTCGATTAAGCACCAGACCAACACTATTGACTGCTTCCTCATATACTGAGAGGGGTAGTACCCCGACGACGTCGTCGCCGCATAGTGCGTAGGTCCTTGTAACATAAGTTGAGATTATCGCGTTATGAATTAGTGACGCAAGCTCAAAACAGCCTCGAAATCCCATAAGAGGGACCCTCGGCTTAATCTGAGTACTGTCGGGCATGGTTATTTCACTTTCGGTTATTAAGGGATATAGGTTAGCCGCGTTCAGGGCTCTCAAAGCGCCCAAAATGGTGCCCGGACTGAAGAGATCGGTGAAGGAGCTCAAGTCGCAAGACACGAGCTTTTGCGGTTCAGAAGTTTTTATTAATTCCTTCTTCCCCTTGAAGAACGACATTATGAAGTTTCTGGGCCTCTTTACCTCGACCTTAGAATTAAATCTGTTAGTCTGCAGTAAAGGAGGCAGCATCTTCGGTTTACAGTCAGTCCATCCCTGGCTTTTAAGTTTGCCAATCTCTTGGTTGCTTGAACAGTCATGGGAGATCTTGTCCAAGAGGGCCCTACAACGGTCATAAAGATCGTTGGCGTGCACGAAACCATTATAGCTCACAATTGAGCGTAATTTTCCTCCCTTTTCAGTGAGGACGTTTAACCGTCCTATCGGTTCAGTGGTCAGAAAAAAGTTGGCTCCTCGTGAAAGCGTATGTATTTGCTTTCCATCCGACCCATAATCATGGGCAAGACAACGGGCAACAATTCGAGGTATAAGGATTTCCTCGTCTCGTTTCTTAGCCGACTTAAAACATTTCTGGGACCTATTAGTGGTCCTGAACCGGGATCCGTACGGAAAAGTTTGAACTATGCTCTGTAGGTGCATCTGTTCTAAGAACGTTTGCATCATATCATGTACAGAGTCGCTCTCCTTTACAGTTCTATGTAGTTCATAGTTGTCGGAAGTCACGCGGTTTTTGAAACCTAATGACTCTGCCTCTAGAACCCTTTGAGAAGGCTCCAGCCTGATCGACTTAGGCAAGTAAAGGATAGTGATGAGAGCACGTAGACGGTAGGGGTCAACCTTATCGGCCGACCGTGCCCTCTCCAGTTCCGAGAATATCCAGTTGTATAGGCGAGGCTTTCCGTTTTTAAGGCGGAAACCTACAAAAGTAGGCTCGTCTCCCCCCAAGATTTTTACACCTTGGATGAATAGGTTTTTAAGTTTCTTAAGAAACCCGAACCCTTCATTATGCAACCTCTTGTCAAGTGTCCTTACGTAGCTAGCAATAGCGTTGTTTGGACAGCCTACTGAAGTAAGCGTTGCTTCAACAAACCCAGTGAAAATCTGGATTTGCTCTGTCTCAACACGACCTTCATAGGAACTTGACAACTTAAGAGCAGTTTTGGATTTGCTCTTGTTAATCCGCTTTCGCGTTTTAACCATTGTTAAGACCTCATGATAGGTTTTAAGAACTTCCCC